CAACAATTCTGAAACGCCAAACTGGGTATTGATACCTACGCAATGAGGATAACATGACGATCAATTACACAACGAATTTGAGTTTGGCCGAACCAGTCACTGGAACGGAATCAGGTACTTGGGGTGACGATGTAAACAAGGGGTTGACAGATTACCTTGACATTGCGATTGCAGGTACTTTGGCGCTTACGTCTTCCTCATTTACCGCTGGCGCTTTAACACTTGCCAATACGACTGGTAATAACAGTAGCAACGGTATCACAACGACAACAGCGCAATACTATGTGCTTAAATGTAGTTCGCTAACCACCAACGTCACAATCACCGCCCCAAGCTCCAGTAAAACATATGTGGTGGTTAATCTCGACCCTACATACACAGTCACAATTAAAGCATCAGGGCAAACAGGAGCCACAATCCCTGCTTCTAGTAAAGCGCTGGTAGTTTATAACGGAACAGACTATACACAAGTTGGCGCTTCTGCTGGCGGTTCAACCACACAAATTCAGTATAACAACGGCGGAGCGTTGGCGGGTTCAGCTAACCTGACATTTAACGGTACAACCCTAACAATGGGTTCAAGTACTGTATTTGCTGGAGATTTTAGTAACGCTACTTTTGCAAATAGAACTGTATTTCAAACCAGCACAAGCAATTCTTCAACTGGAGTTTATGCGGTTCCAAATGGAACCAGCACTGCCGCATCGTGGCAAGCGCTAAACAATTCCAGCCCAACAAATGCCTCTAAGATTTTAATTGCAACAAACGGTTCAACCGATGTTCAGTTGGTGTCTGGTATTAACGGTACAGGAACATATTTACCGCTGTCTATTTACAACGGCGGTGTAGGCACATTTGTTTTTGGAACTTCTGGACAGTTTGGTATCGGTCCATTGGCATCTGTTAATTACGGAACATCTGGTCAAGTTTTAACATCTGGTGGAGCAAGCGCTGCTCCCACTTGGTCAACAGTGACCGTATCAGGGGCTTATACCCGTACATCATTTACGGCAACTGCTTCACAAACAACGTTTAGTGTTACATACACAGCAGGATATATTCAAGTATATGTAAACGGTGTTTTGCTGAATGGCACTGATTACACGGCAACAAACGGAACTTCTGTTGTTTTGGCTGTAGGTGCGAACTCAGGCGATATTGTGGAAACAGTTGCAATGTCTATCAGTAGCGTCGGTACTGTGGCTGCTTCTGGCGTATTGGGTGGAACCAACGGCTATGTGCTGACTTCTAATGGTACAAATGGTGTTTGGCAAGCCCCTGCGGTTAGCACTAGCACAACACAAACATTTACTGCAACTCAAACATTCAACGGTTCTAGCTCTACATTTGGCGCTACATTGTTAGATTCCGATGAAACCGTTAATGTGGTTGCTGCCGCCCCATCAAGCACAACAAACTTCTATATCCAAAGTGGTGCGGTTCAATATTACACATCAAATGCTGCTAACAATTGGACGTTGAACATTGCGTTTAGTTCAGGTACATCTTTAAATACAGCATTGTCAACAGGACAGTCTGTGACGTTTACTTTGATTACAACTCAAGGTTCTACTGCTTACTACAACTCAGCGGTAACGATTGATGGTACATCAGTAACACCCAAGTGGATTGGTGGTGCTCCTAGTGCTGGTAATGCAAGTGGAAATGACGTCTATAGATATGTTGTAATAAAAACAGGAAGTGCCACATACACAGTTTTGGCAAGCCTTACACAATACAAATAAGGATTAGCAATGCCACTTCAGCAAACTTCAGGTAATGTAACGCAAGATGCCTATGGTGGTGGTAAGGCAGTTGTGCCTACTTATGTAGAAAATGTGTTTAGCACTTATTTGTATACAGGTACTCAAGCAACTAAAACTATAACAAATAATATTGATTTAGCTGACAATGGTGGATTGGTTTGGTTTAAAGATAGAACCGCGGCAAGATCACACGCTTTATTTGATACTGTTCGTGGCGTTACATCTTACCTTAGATCAAATACAACTGGTGCGGCAGGCAGTAGTAGCAATGCACTTACATCATTTAACAACAATGGATTTACATTAGGTAATGATAGTGACGGAGTAAATACAAATTATCCAAGTGGTGACAATTTTGCATCTTGGACATTCCGTAAACAACCTAAGTTTTTTGATATTGTTACTTATACAGGTAATGGTTCTTATCAAACAATAAATCATAATTTAGGCTCTGTACCAGGATGTATTATTGTTAAAAGAACTGATAATAGTGGTGCTTGGAATATTTATCATATAGGTTTGGGTGGTGGTAGTTCTGCTTCAGGTTTGTATTTATTATTATCAAATATAGCTGGAGTCCAAAGCGATGGTAATTATTTTCCATCTGATCCTACATCTACTAATTTTACAGTTGGCCCTACAAACGATCAAAACGCATCTGGTGGAACATTTGTTGCCTATATATTTAGTATTGGTGGCACAGGTGGTTTTGGATTAACAGGAACACAAGATATTATTAGTTGTGGTTCATTTACTACTGATAGTAGTGGAAATGCGACTATTAGTCTTGGTTGGGAGCCTCAATATTTTTTATATAAAAGATATAGTGGAAGTAGTGATTGGTATGTATTTGATGAAATGCGTGGATTCAATAATACATTTACCCAAGCTCTTTATCCAAATTCCACAAGTTCTGAAGGTAATATAAGTCCTCCAACTGAAATACCAACAGCTACAGGCATCAATGTAATTGGTGATACAGCATCATCTAGCTACATCTACATAGCCATACGCAGAGGCCCAATGGCTACTCCTACTACTGGGACTAGTGTGTTTAGTCCAAATACTGGAACACCATCAACACCAAATATTGTTACAACTGGATTTCCTGTTGATATGGTTTGGGCTGATAGTAATGGTGCAGCAAATGGACCATACGACCTTGATAGGCTAAGAGGTGATTCCACTACAAATGGAAATTATCTTCTTCAATATCGCACTAATGCAGAAAGCAATAACTCATCATATGGAATTGGTTTTGATTCCAATACATATATAGCAGATAACTTTACCTATAATGTTGAAGGTTATTCAGGAACACAAACATATTGGAACTTTGCTAGAGCACCTGGATTTTTTGATGAAGTTTGTTATACAGGAAATGGTTCTAATATGACCATTCCTCATAATTTAACCGTAGCCCCACAATTAGTTTTTGTAAAACCTAGATATAACCCAAACTCTTCAACCACAAATTGGGTAGTTGGAACATCTGCAATAGGTTTTAATAATCTTTTGACTTTAAATAATAATAGCGCTGCAGTTGATGTTGGAACTGCAATATTTACTAGCAATCCAACTGCAAGTAATCTTTATTTTTCATCTGGGGCAAGAATTACTGATTCAACTGGAACTAATGTTGCTTATTTATTTGCAACAGTTACAGGTGTTTCTTATGTAGGCTCATACACAGGAAACGGAACAGGACAATCAATAGCTTGTGGATTTGGTGCTAGTGGCGCTAGGTTTATTCTCATTAAACGTACTGATTCAACAGGTAATTGGTATGTTTTTGATAGTGCTAATGGTCTTACATCAAGTTCAAGCCCGTATTTTATATTGAATACGGCTTCTACACCTACCACAGGAAACAATGGTGTATACGCATCTAGCGGTGGATTTACATTAACATCAAATGCAAGTTCTACTGTAAACATATCAAGCGCAAGCTACATCTTCCTTTCAATCGCATAAGGACAAAAAATGCAAATCAGAATCAGACAAACAGGACAAGTGATGTATGAAGAAGCCTTTAGGCAACACATACAACAAAACGGTGGCCCATCATGGGGTCAAACCACAACAGAAATTCTTAATGAATTGGGTGCTGATGTTGTGTTTGATGGTCCACAACCCACTTTGACACCTCCTTACCAAGTTGCAGTACCTAATGGTGTGGTTGAAGAAAATGGGCAATGGTACACATCATTTATTGCTGGCCCTGTGTTTACAGATACAACAGAAGATGGTGTGACTACAACTGCTGCTCAACACCAAGCCGCCTATCAAGCACAGATGGATGCAACACAAGCCACAAGTGTTCGCCAACAACGTGATGAAAAATTAACCAAATGTGATTGGACACAAGCCTTTGATTGTCCTCTAACCAACAAAGCTGACTGGGCAACTTACAGACAAGCATTAAGAGATTTGACTAAGGAAACAGGATTTCCTTGGACTTTTGCCTGGCCTACTGATCCTACTGGAGCTAAATAATGACTATTCCTCGCAACCTATCATTTCTAGCAGAAGGTGCTAGTTCAACTGGTGTATTGGGTACTGCTAATGGTGGTACTGGATTAAGCACATTAGGAACAGCAGGACAAGCGTTGGTTGTTAACTCTGGTGCTACTGGATTGACTTATTCAACTCCTAGTGCTGGTGCTATGACTTTGATTAGTACACAGACTGCAAGTAATTCTGCAGCAATTGCTTGGACTGGGTTAACTGGATATGATAAATATAAATTAATTATTGAAAACTTTGTTCCAGCTAGTAATACTTTTATTAGAATTCAAATTGGAACTGGATCAACAACATATATTACATCTGGATATTATGGTGCATTAGCTTATATGATAAGTAATGTTGGCGGTGCAAGTTTGGCTGGTTCACCAATTAATAATAACTCTAGTATTTATTTTGGTAGTTATAATTCAATCGCAACAACAGGAAGTGGTGGTAGTTGCGTTATTGATATTACAAATTTTACTAATGGCTCTGATACTGCAATGATGTTTAATTCAATATCATTAAATTCAGCAGGGGTTACGGAAACAGATGTTGGTAGCGCTTTTGTTTACAACAATTCAACAACAAAAACTGCAATAAAAATATTTTCTGCATCTGGAAATATTTTATCTGGCACAGCATCTCTCTACGGAATTTCATCTTAAGGAACAAGCATGACACTTAACGACCAAATCATTGCTTATTTAACAGTCAACAACATTGCTTTTGCATTAGGTGACTATCAAACAGGACAACCTGAAGGCCAAGCAGACCAAATCTTACATTGGGATGCAAAGTTAGGCGCACAACCTACACAAGCCCAATTAGATTCTGCTTATACAACATACCAAGCAAATTTAACTGCCCAAGCACAAGCAAAAGAAGCTGTAAAGGCATCTGCTTTGGCTAAGTTAACTGCTTTGGGATTAACTGCTGACGAAATCAAAGCCATAACTGGAGCTTAATCATGGCAACAAAATGGATTCAAAAAGCGATCAAACATCCCGGCGCTTTGCACAAAGAGTTGGGTGTCAAAGAAGGCAAAACGATTCCTGCAAAGAAGCTGGCGGCCGCTGCTAAAAAACCCGGGAAGCTGGGGCAGCGTGCTCGTTTAGCCGAGACCCTCAAGGGCATGAAGAAGTAATATGTGGACCCCTTCACTCTCGTTGCCTTGGCAAGCGGTGCTTTCAAGCTCTGCAAAGATGCTTGTGAGATGTACAAGGAGGGGCGCCAAATTGTTACTGACATCGCCAAGGAAGTTGATGGAGTTGTCAAAGACGTTAAGAGCGTACAAAAGAAAGCCAAGGGGCTTCTTGGGTTCCTGAGCGCTGTATTTGGTAAGAAAGAGGAAGAGCAACCACAAGTTGCTCAACCCGTTAAAAAGGTTAAAAAGAAGAAAGAGCCACCGCCAGAATTTGACGAAAACCTCATTTACCAACAAGTAAGTGATGCTCTCATCAAGTTCTTCCAAGCATACAACGCCCTGAAGAATTACGTTAAGGAACAGGAAGAATTTGCTCTCCATGCAAATAACGATGAAGGCCAAGAGGCTGCAATCAAGATCACGATTGCCAA